TGGGTAGAGGCGCCAGGGAGCGCGGTTGGTAGCGGGTCATAGCCCCACGGTTTTGCGGATGGACTCCGAGGCATGGATGATGGCGTCCGGCGTGCCGGCCTCGATGATGGTGCGAGCGTGGTCGCAGGCCGCCCGGAAAGCCCGGGCGTCAGCCGCCGTCAGCACCGCGCCGCCGGCGTAGCACTGGGTGGCTGCGCTGATCGCGCCGCGGATCACCCGCAGCTCGGGCGTGTCCGCGCTGCGCCGGTCGTAGACGTGCACAAAGCCGGCGATCGTCAGCATGGTGGCCATGGCGTTCAGGATATCCGGCGCGTGCTCGCCCAGTGACATCCAGGTGCGAGTCTGGTCCACCAGCAGGGCGTTGAGCCATTGCAGGCGGGTGGCCTCGGCCGCTGCCTTGATCTTCTGGGCCTCACGGTCGGCGTCGCTGGGGGCGTGGCGCGCACCGCGGTTGAGGATGTCGAACAGGTTCATTTTGCGCTTAGGGACTGGCTTCGGCTTGGGTTTGAACTCGACGCCTGGCGATGTGCCCAGGAATCGCTCGGTGCCATCAGGGGCGACGGAATAGACGTTGAAGCGGCTCATGACTTCACCATCGGGCAGCCGAACGTGCGGCTCTGCAGGCAGCTCGGGCGTCGCTCGGTCGTGCTGAGGAGCCCGCAGGCTTCGCAGCGCCACACTGGCGTTTTGTCAGCTGGGTGCCCTGGCAGCAGCGGGCCGCCGGCGGGCAGCACCTTGGCCAGGGGCTCCTCGCCCTCCTCCTTGAGCAGCGCAGGCGACAGGGCGAATGCCTCGGCGATCTGGCCTCGCTTCTGCGTGAACAGATGCTCAAGCTGTTGCTCTGTGCCGGTTTCCATAGGGGCTGCAGCGAATGCGGCGGCCTTCGGGCGCGGGTCGGGCGCATAGACCGTGGGCCCGCCGGTGCGCACCAGCACCCGCTCGGTGTCTCCACCGATGGTGTGGAAGGTCTCATACTCGGCGGTCATGGACACACCACCGAGCTGTCGTTGAACCGGCGCGCGTAGCAGGCCTTGTGCTCGGCCACCTCGGCAGCATCGGGAACGCCGCAGCGCGTGAGCACCTTGCCGGTCTCGATGTACCAGGCCTCGGCCATCTGTGCCTCATCGATGGCGATGGTCAGCAGGCGGCAGGCGTCAGGCGGTGGCGTGGCGCAGCCGGCCAGCAGCACCAGGGCCGCCAGGGTGATGGCGGCGCGGATCATGCTGGCACCTCGCCTGTGTAGCCGTCGGGGCGCGGCGCCCAGGCGATGGGGTGGAAGTAGTAGCCGTGCTGGAAGGTGAACTCGCCCTCGTGCCGCCACTTGCCGTTGCCTTTGTGCTCAAGCACGTGCACCTCGCGGCCGCCGTCGGTGTCCACGGTCACCAGCCACTCGCCAGCAGGCGGGAGCGTGGACGCGTCGCCGTCGACCAGCACGGTCCACGGGATGCCGCTGGGCATCGGGATGAGCGGCATCGGCGGCGCATTGCGGATGGCTTCGCGCAGCTCGGCCAGCTGCTCAGGTGTAGCGTTGAGCACCGGCGGGGCGCCGGCCAGGCGCTCGCGCTCGGCGTAGACCACCATGGGCCACAGCTTGTTGATGGCCGCCTTGCGGGCCTCGATGCGGCCGGTCTCGGCGTCGAATTTGGCAGGGTCCGCGCAGTAGGACTCACCGGTGACGGTGTGGCCGTTGGTGGTCACCAGGACGCAGAAGGTCAGCAGATCGAGCGCCTTGTTCGGCTCGGCGCCGGGATCTGACTCGCCGCTGCAGAAGTTGATGCAGCGAATCGCGCCGGCCGCCGTGAAGTAGTGCTCGCTGGCGATGCACAGCTCGACGCCGGCAATGGTGACCTGCGGCGCGGTCATTGGCAGGCCTCGCACGTGCCGTCGCCCGACAGGTCGCAGGCGGGCGCCAGCGGGGTGTCGTCGTTGAGGTCGAGGCCCTTGCCGTCGCTGTCGAGCGGCTGCATGGCGGCGATGGCCGGGTGTGCCGCGGCCGCCGGCGCCACGCCCAGGACGTGCTCCAGCATGGCGCGCGCCTGCACGGCGGTCAGCAGGTTGGTGCCGACGGGCATTGCGCCCTCGCGCTTGGAGACGCCGCCATCCGGGTTGAAGTCCGCGGGCAGCTTCCAGCTCAGGAAGCGGTTCACCATCTCGTCGGTGACGACAGAGGCGGCAGGCTTGGTAGAGGTCATGATCAATGGGCCCGGCGAGGGGCCGAAAGGTGCACGGGCTCGCGTAAGTCGTTGTCGCGCAAGGCCCGGGCGGGTTGAAAAAACAGCTTGAGGGTCAGATTTCCAGGCGGCTCAGCAGGTCCGACAGCATGTCGTTCGCGGCTTCGATGCGATCAGCCTCGGTGTGGATGCACAGAGCCAACGGCGTAGTGGGGGGGATCGCTTTCGCGCACTGCGCGCCGCTGTCCGTTGGGGACGACAGCACGGCGCTCAAACGCGACGTGAGCGCTTCCACGCGTTCGTGCAGCATGTTGACGCGATGGTTCAGGGCGGTGGTTGCCCGGTACACCTCGGGCTGGCGTACAGCGTCCGAGTCTTGAGCTGCGGTGAAGCGGGTTCCAGCGGCGGCTTGGTTGAGCATGATGGATTGAGGTAGGCCCCGGCAACCGGCCGGGTCGGTGCCCCGATTATGCGCTTATTTGATCAAAAAGTGTCAGAACCAGCCTGCATTGATGTCGTACAGCCGAACGCTGAACGTCTTGCCGGCAGGTCGGCCAGCAAACAGCAGGGCGAACGCGACTTGATCGCCGGTGAGCGTTTCGTGCGTCTGGGCTTCGCGCCACACATTGGTGACGGCCTGCTGCGTGCTCTCGCGCGCCGCCGTGTAGGCGATATTGCCGGGCACCGAATGGATGCCCACGTGGTAGACATCGCCGTCCACGTAGTCGATTGGGTGCGCGCGTGGGGTATCGGCATTGCAGACAGTGCCATTTACCGTGCCCGGGCCATCCTGACAGACGTTCGTGATGGCAGCAGCATCCCGGCGCATCAGCTCGCCGATGACGCCGCGCTCGCGCATCACAGCAACGCCGCGCGCGACGTACTTGGTACGGCTCAGGTCGATGGTGCCGCGGGTAAGTACCGCCAAGTGGTCTCCGGCTGGCGCTGGGCCGCTAAAGAAGCCACTTGTCGTCATGCTGAACTCCACGAACTGGGTGCCCGCGCCAGGGCAGTTGAAAATCGCCCTCGTCGCATCATCACCGGTCGAGACCGCAATCAATGGTGCACCGAGCGTCGCGCGCTGGTACTGCACTATCTGGCCACCTGCCTGCTGCTCAACGATGATCTCGACAGGCAGAGCGCAGGACGCCACGGCCTCAATGGCAGAGCAGGCGCCGAAGATGGAGGCTGAGCAAAGGAGCAAGGAACGGAGGAGCTTCACGGATTACTTTCGAAGATCCCAGGCATCCGGCCTGTTCGGTTGCCCCTATTATGATCTTTTTTGATCAACTTGTGTTGTCTTGTCGCGCCCGGGCAACTCCAGCACCGCCGACCACCAGAACCACCACACCATGGCCGGCCACATCACGCATCCCTCGCGGCCTGCAGGAACTCTGCGATATCGCCCTTCCATGCGCCATAGCGGGCCACCACGGCGCGGAACTCCTCGATGTCGTGGCCTTGGCAGCCGTAGACGGGCAGCCCGTCCTTGTCGAACTTGAGGCCGCCGAACTTGTCCATTTTCTGCCGCACGTGCATGAGCTCGTGGAACACCAGCGCCTCGCGCTCGTGTGCGCTGGCCTGCTCCCACCAGGGCGCGTTGATGACCACCACGAACTTCGGCAGGTGTCCCAGCATGCCCAGCAGCAGCTGCTCGAACAGGTCTTTGAATGCGCCCTGCGCCATGTGGGCGGTTTCGTGCACGCTGCCCAGCTCGGTGCGGTTGCCCTTGAACTTGGGCTCGTTGCGCATGAGCCAGCCGAAGGTGATCTCGTTCTCCAGCAGGTGGCGCTGCTCGGGATAGGTCATCACGCGCTCGGCGATGTCGCCAGGGTGCGCGTCGTCGGGCGGCAGGCTGTAGGCCGGCGCGAAGTCGTCGTCGTCGTTCATGGCGGGCAGTGTGGCGTCACGCCGGGCCGAACAGCGCCGTGGTGATGGGGTCGCGCGGCGGGATCTTGCCCATGGGGCGCGACGCCGTCTCGGGCCGGCGCTGCCGCGGGTCCGGCACATCCTCGCCCGGGCCGGCATGGTGGATGGCCGCCGGCGCGCCCTTGGGGGGAATGTTCCAGCCGCCAATGTGGCACCGCTTCTCGGCGCGCATAGCCTTCACGTGGACGCCCGCAGTGACCTTGGTGGTGTAGCCGCGCTCGGCCAGCTCTGTGAGGGTCCCCGGCATGGCCGCCAGGATCCGGGCTTGGGTTCGTTCGATGGTCATGCTGCAGGTCCGAATAGTGCGGCGATCATAGGGTCACGTCGCGGGCCGCGCGCGTCGATGCGGGCCAGGCGCTGGCGCTGAATGTGGTCGATGGCCACGTCTGGGTCCTGGCGGCGGCGATGCGAACGCATGCGCTCGGCGCCCTCCTTCCTTGCGGGCTTGCGCTTGTCCTTGCGGTCGCCTGCCAGGTAGACAGCCGACGGGCTGCCCGGGCTATTGGGTCGCCAGGCGTGCACATGGATGCGCCGCGGTGTCTCAGCCATCAGCGCCGACAGATAGGACTGCACGCCCCGCACGCCGATGCTGGTGGCCTCGGCCAGCTCCTGCCGGGTGTGAGGCTTCTGCAGCAGTTCGAGGATGCGCTCCATGCGGGCGGCCGCATGGCTGTAGCGGAAGGTGTAGCCTTGATTGGGGGTGGTCATGCGTGGTTGTCGAAGGAAAGGGTTGTCTGGGCGCGTGGGCGGCGCAGGGCTTCGGTGGCGGCCGGGCTGAGCCATAGGGTCTCGGTGCGCATCGCCGTGCCGCGGCCGGCCGAGATCCTGGCGCTGGTCTGGTGGCGCTCCCAGCTGGTCAGCATGTCGTTGTAGAGCTCGCAGTCGTAGCCGCTGAGCACCACCATGCCCTCCAGCTGCTGCAGCGCCTCGATCAGCTCTACGTGGTCGGCGTCGGTCATCTCGTGGGCGTAGTAGGAGCTGGTGCCCTTGGCCACGCGCTCGTCGCGGGTCGACAGCACATAGGGCGGGTCGGCGTAGTGCAGGGTGTCGACGCCATCGTGCTGGCGCATCACCTCGATCGCCGGCCGGTTTTCGATCAGCACGCCCAGCAGGCGCTCGCCGATCGCGCTCAGGTGGTCCGGGTAGCGGGCCCACACCTGCTGCGCCGTGCCGTACTTGCGCCGGGTATCGATGCGGAACCCGGTACCGCCTTTGGTAGCACCCGCGGAGCCGAAGCCCATGGACGCCCGGATGGCCAGCCGGCGGGCGCGCTCCACCATGTCGTCGGTTGGCTCGTAGGCATCCAGGAACTCGGTGCGCGCATAGGGCGTCATCACGCAGGCCTCGATCAGCTGCTCGCGCATCTCGCGATCGCGCAGCACACGGAAGAAGTTCACCACGTCGCCGTCCAGGTCGTTGTACACCTCGGCATAGACCGGCTTCTTGTGCAGCAGCACGGACGCGGCGCCGCCGAAGGGTTCGACGTAGAGCTCGTGGGCGGGAAAGAACGAGGTGACCCATGGGGCCATGCGGAACTTGCCGCCGTGGTAGCGGATGGCGGGGGACGAGATGGTCATGCTGGGGTGGTGGCGAAAAGGTCGAGGGTGTCGGTGTCGACGAACGGCAGGGCATGCTGCGCCGGCTCAGCGGCCTTGCCCTTGGGCTGCACCAGGCCGGCGGTCACAGCGCACACCGGGCCCACCGGCAGGCCGTTCGCCAGGGCGACCGCGCGCTGCAGCGGGCGGTTGCACTTGCAGCACCTCATGGGTGGATAGGTTTTGGTCATATTCGATCATTCTGCGCCCGATTTGCGCCCGGAAACCTTGGGCGCATGCTCGGAACCCGCATAAACACTGGGTTTGTGGTGCCGAAAAAACAGCTTACGTAGCTGAATGCGGCGGGGTGGATGCCTGCGCGGCCGTGATCTCGGCAGGCCATTCCGGGCTGCGCATGGGGTTGGGCTCGCACCGGATCCCCGCGTCCACGCCCGTTTTCAGCTTCATGCCGCAGGAGCAGATGGCCGCCTCGCTGCGGCCCTCCTTCTCGACCCCGCACCCAGCGCACCGGTAGATGCGCCGGCGGTCGAAGGTCTCGCGCACCAGGACGCGGGAGAAGCAGACGCGGCAGCAGTGCGGCGTGATCGCCCACTGGTAGTCGTCGCGCGCCGCCATCACCAGAGCCTCGCCTGGCGCACCGCGGCGGGCGGGCGGCTGTCGTAGGCGAAGGACACCCGGCTGCGGCTGTCGCGCAGCGTGGCCACGATCAGCTCGTCCATGTCGGCCGACATCGCGACGCGCAGGTACCGCATGTCGCCGTTGGCGTTGAACCGCAGGTGGCGGGCATCGAGGCGGCAGGTCTTCACCGGCGCCGTGCCCTTGGCGTTGCGTCCGGCCAACACCTCGCGCTCGCGGTTGTAACAGCTCACGCACCGGTGGCCACCGATTAGCCGGGCGGATGGCCGATGGCATCGCGCGCAGGTCAGCGTGCCCTTGAGGGGCGACATCGACGCGGCCACCTCACCGGCATGCACCGCGCCCGTGGGACACAGCCTACAGGCGGCGCACTGCCCGTCGTTGAGCTCGTCCGCGCGCCGCCAGGACGCTGCGCACGCCGTCGTGGACAGCGTCGCCCGCTGGCGCTCGCAGCGGAAGTACACCTTCCCCGGCACGCCATCGATGGCGAAGTATTCAGTCATCACACCCCCGAATTGATCATATCCGGTGCAATTCTACGCGCAGACGCCCAGATTTGAGCAAGTGTTTTCGGGTGATCTTGCGTGATGCTTTGTGACTCAATACAATCTGTATGAAACACATCAAGAAAAGGAGTGACTACCAAACCTTAGCCCGTTACCCCGGTTCCAGACAGTAACGACCCCGGTAACAGCCCCAATCCCTTTGCCCCTCTTATCTTATATCCCTTGTTACCAAGAAATATATATATAGAGACCCCCATAGGGAAAGTGTGCTTATATATATGATATATACATATTATTTGTTTCATATTTATATATCAGTGTATAAAAATATATGTGTGTAGGTCCGATGCACGGTAACGCGGTACCCGGACCTCAGACCCCGCCCGAAACAGACGTAAGTCATTGTTTCTAAACAGTTTCAACCCGTAACCGGCCGCGTTACCGCACCGGTAGCAAAGACCCCAAATGCGCAACCAAGACACCCTCTCCATCCGCCGATCCATCAACCCGCTGACCATCGGCCAGTCGGCAACGCTGCAGATCGCTGACACCCCACCCGCTGACGTGATCGCCTACGCGAAGAAGTTCGCCAAGCAACGCGGCATGTTCATCAGCATCTCGGAGACCCCCGAGGGCGTCGTGGTGACCCGCACGGAGACCGCCACGAGGCATCCGGCATACCCCGAGATGGCCACCTTGGGCGTGGGCAAGTCGCACCTGTTCCAGGTACCGCGCGCTTTCCACCACAGGATCCGCCAGGCGGCATCTTTCCGCAGCAAAACCACGGGCATGCGGCTGGCGTGCACCGTCGAAGGCGATGGCATGCGCGTCACCCGCCTGCCCGTCACGCCCGAGGAGATCGCCGCGTGCGGCAGCATGCAACCCGTGGCCAGGGTGACGAAGTACGACCTCGATCGCCTGTCCACCACGCGCGAGCTGCGGTTCACCATCGAGCGCAGCGACCACCACAAACTGCGACTGGCCTGCACCAACAAAGCCAAGACCACGGGCTGGACCATCCGCTGCCGCCTGCAGGATGACGGCACCATGCTGGTCTACCGGACCGATGCAGGTGCGCCAGCGAGGACGCCCGAGGCTGCTACCACGGGCGCGTGATAGTGCCCGCAGCCCGCGCCAGCGCTGGAGTTCTGCCCGGCCGGCGCGGCGCACTATCACGATAGTCGCCTACTATCACTCTCACTACTCTCATTGAAACGTTGCAGCCAATACTGATCAAAAAAGAGTAATATTCAGTCATCGGTTAGTTGTTTTTGAGGAGCTGAAAATGATTGTTCAACACGAAGAAGCCCAGCAAGACGCCAGCGCATGGTCGGCTGTGGTGGTGGTCGCCGGTGTGATCTACCGGGCAAGCTATGTCGCCAATAAGCTGAGCTGCAGCCTCGGCCCCTACAAGCACGCTCCCCGCCGGCCCCGCTGGGCCCTGCAGTCGGTGCAGAAATGGGCCGAGCAGCGCGTCGCAGCCCTCTCGCCCGAGTGGATGGCCATGCACCGCGAGATGTACGGGCAGCCGGCCTGATTCCACCGCTGAGCCCCTGCTGGGGGTTCACCAGTGCAATCACCAACCGGAGAAAACCATGGCCCTCATCCTCAACCAGTCCCAAGCCGAAGCCGTCTACAGCGCCATGTGCGCGCTGAACAATGTGGGCGGCAGGGTCCAGGCCACTTTCGGTGATAGGGCCAGCGAAAGTGTGCACGCATTCGAGAAGGACTGCGGCAGCGTGCGAGTCGTGCAGGTGCGTCGCTACAGGGTGGTCCTCGCCGAGAACTACCCAAACCAATCCGCCTTCGCCACCGCCTACGGCCTGGACCATGGCGGCGAGCCGCAGAGCGCCGTGGCCGCGGCCGCGGGCGGAATCACGCAGACCGCGATCGAGCGCTGACCCCACCGCACTGCCCCGCGAGCCGAGGCAGTCCAGTGCGATCAACCACCCACCACCATGACCACCACCCCAGACATCCGCCCCGGCACCGTGCTGGCGGTCGCCGAGCGCAACCATGGCATAAGCCACTGGCCCAAGGTGACGCAGAGCCTCTACACCGTCAGCCGCCTGACCGCGACACAAGCCATAGCAGTCGGCGAGCACGGAGAGCTTCGCGTGCACCTGAAAAATCTCCGCGTCGTGGGCCAGGACTACACCTATGCCGGCATTGCCACCGAGGAGCTGCAGGCCAAGCACGCCGCGCAGATCGCGGAGGTTGCCCGTTACCGCGCTGCAGACGCGCTCGTCGCTGACCTGATCGACCGCCCCATGCACCAGCTGAAGCTGACCACCGAGCAGCTGGAAGCCCTCGCCAAGGCATGGGTCGAGATCAAGGCCATGGCCCCGCAGGCCTAACACCACCACCTTCAACCCCAGCCGGGACAGGCCCGGCGCTCCTACAATGACCACACCTACCCCCCACCCCTACGCCCACATCCTGCGCGCGATCGCTGACGGGCTGAACGTCCAGTGGCAAGATTCCGCAGGCGACTGGTGCCACCAGAGCCCCACCGCAACTCTGCTCGAAATCTCGGACCAGGAATACGGCCCGGCCCGCTACCGCGTGCACGCCAAGACCATCAAGATCAACGGCCACGAGGTGCCCGAGCCGCTGCGCGTGATGCCGACCGAAGACACCATGGTGTACTGGCCATCATTTGGGCCTTCCGCAGAAGACCACGCCGAGGGTTGCGGAGTCGGCTACTACCCGACCCTCCTGCCCATCATGCTCCTGCAGGGCCTGCTGCACCTCACCCCCGAGGCGGCCAGCGCGCACGCCCTGGCCCTGATCTCCATCACCATCTCCAAGTAGCCATGAACACCACCGCCGAGCTCATCCGCGGACACCGCTACACCGTGCGCAGCCAGCGCAAAGGGACGTTCAACGCCGAATTTGTATCCGGCTGTGACACGTGGGCCACGTTCCGCATCACCAGTGGCAAGGCCGGCGCCATGCTGAAAGAGAACGAGTGCGAGGTCGGTGAGGAAGTCACCGTCCGCCGCTCGTTGTGCAGCTTCACACCGCTCTGACCATGCCCACCATCAACACCCAAGACCTCACCGGCGCCGCGCTGGACTGGGCTGTGGCCTGCGCCGAGGGCGGCACCTGGACGCTCTACCCGACCGGCTGGCACTGCGAGGCGCCTGGCCGCGCGTATTTCCAGCTGCGGCACATGCCCAGGTGCCGCCCAGGGCCAACCCATCATCGAGCGCGAGAAGATCAGCACCGTGTTCGGCAGCAACCAAGAGGACTTCCCGGGCTGGAGCGCCACCCACGGGCCTGTCCGCTACATGCAGGAACCTGACGCCATGGGCCCCACCGCACTGATCGCAGCCATGCGCTGCTGGGTGCTGCGCAAGCTAGGCCCCACGATCGACGTGCCTGACGAGCTGTTTTGATCAATTTTGCACAAACACCACACCTGAACTGATCAATTAAGAGCACAATACAGGCATTGATTGACTTTATTTGAGGACACGATCATGAGCCCACACCGCCAGCACGCCGACACCACCGAACTCGGCCGCAACCGTTTCGCAGAAGCCCTGGCCGGCATCGCGCTCGGCATTGTCATCGGCATGTCGCTCGCCACGGCGCTGTTTTACGGCTGGAGCACCTGACGTGGCCCGCGGCGCATCGGGCTTGCCGGACAACGTCGCCGCGGCTGCGAAGGCCTACAACGCACACCACTTCAGCTGCCAGACCTGCATCGCCGCTGGAACAAACCGCTCCGGCGACCGGTGCGCGGCCGGCGCTGAGCTGCACCGCGCCTACGAGGCCGCGTTCGCCACCATGCCACCACTACCGCCCTGGAAGCCCAGGCCCAAGAAGCCATGAACCCACACCTGCACCGTGCGGCCGAAGCCCTCGGCAACGCCGCCCACCGTCACCGGCAGCTGGCCGAACAGTCCGCCGCCCTGGCCACCCTGGCGCGCAGCATCGGCACAGACGCCAATGCACCCATGCCCGTCGAGGACCTGGCCCAGGCCTTGCTGCCGCTGGATCTCTGCATCGTGCACCGCGCGTCGGTGCGCCAGCTGCTGGACTTCCTCAAGACCGGCGACGACTCGGACGGCCTCTCCAACTCCGACATCCACACCCTGATCGAACGCCTTCAGCTGTCGCTGGTCGGCCGCGCGCAATAACACCATGACCACCAACCACACCCCTGGCCGCCTGCAGGCCTTCACCCAGTACGCCGAGCCCGAGCTGCGCGACGAGGCCGGCAACCTGGTGGCCGTCGTGCACCGCTACACCCACGCCAACGCGCGCCGCCTGGCCGCCTGCTGGAATGCCTGCGAGGGCATGAGCACGGAACTCCTCGAAAACATCGTGCTACTTGGCGAAACCATGCTCACCCGGTTCCTGGCACGCAACCGCGTCGAGCAGACCCTGATCGCCGACCGACTGCGGTTCATGCAGGAGCGCGACGCCCTGCAGGCCACCGTCAACGCCGTGAACAAGGCGCTGGGTAACCAGCAGATGCAACACTTCATCGAGAAGCACGGCGAGCCCGCGCCGATCGTGGCCCAGCGCGACCAGCTGCTGCACGCGCTGCAGCTCGCGCAAGGTGTGGCCGAGCGCGTCATCGCAGCGACAGGCTTCGACGAGAGCAAGGTTTCTGACTGGCGGCCCGTGGTGAATGCCGCGATTCAGGCGGCCGCGCCAGTGCAGGGCCAGCAGCAGCCGGCCAGCCGCATCACCTCGACCAACATCTGCGGGACCCGCAGCGAGGAAAAGTGCAACTGGGTCGACATCGAGCCCTAATAAGGCAGCCGCTGCACGGTCTGCGGCATCACCATCCCGTTCTAACGACCGCCCTGCCCGGGGCGCCCACCACCATGGCAACACGAACCAAACCCACACCAGCGCTCAACAGCGACCGCCGCCAGGTCATCATCGAGCGCCTCGAAGCCCGCTGCAAAATCGTCGACATGGGCTTCATCCTGGACGGCAACCCCTCGCCCTGCCACCTCTGGACCGGGCCCACATCCGGCACCGGCCGCGGCGGCAACTACGGCCGCATGAGCCTGAACGGCCAGACCGTGGCCACCCACATCGTGGCCTACACCCACTACTACGGCTACGTGCCCGGCAACCGCCAGGTGGACCACCTGTGCAATCAGCGGCTGTGCTGCAACCCGGCGCACCTGGAGCTGGTTACCCACCTGCGCAACCAGCGCAGGCGCGCCGACCGCGCGAAGGCGGCCGCATGATCTACGACGACACGCCCGACTTCTACGCGCAGCAGGACGCCCTGGCGCGCCAGTACCGTGAGCAGCAGTGGGCCGAGCGAGCACGGCAGCTGCCCGAGCCGGTACAGCCGCCAGTAACCACACCACCGGCGGAAGATTGATCTTTTTTGACCATTGATTCAGAATCGAGCCATGAACAAAGCCGCCCTACTCCTCGCCGCCCTGCTGGCCTCTGGCGCTGCCCATGCCGACAACCTTACGCACATCGCCCGGTACCCCACCGAGACGGTGACGCTGACCGACATGCCCTGCAAGGCCCCGGGCCGCAGCTGGACGAAGACGGTCATCCACGTGGCCTACTCTCCGGAATACGGCTACTCATACGGGTGCTTCACAATCTCCGGCGGCGACGTTCACATCGACTGGTACAAGGTCGCCAACCGGCGCGACCTGCCCGAGGTGGTGCCAGGCAGAGACTTCCAGCGCATCTCGAACTGAGCGCACGCCGCCCCCGACAAGCCCGCCTCGCGCGGGCTTTTTTGCGCCTGCTGCTCGTGGTGCTCGCGTGGGGGGTAAACAGGCATTTTGCTGCGCAATTGATAGCTGCCGACGCTTGCCTGTTAAGCGCTGGAGAATGATTCTACCGTGGGGGGGAGCGACCGGTGCTGCAGCCAACAAAAAAGGCCCCGAAGGGCCCATCTCAGAACGCCGGCTCGTCCTGCTTCTGACGCCGCGCGATGTCGATCGCCGACAGCGGGATCCGGATGCACTTGTTCTGCACGCCGTTGAAGCGCTCGGGCTTGTTGGTGTTCTTGTCCGCGCCCTCCACGCGCAGCAGCACGCCGCGGTAGTCGGCCTCGTAGGTGGTGCCGGACATGAGCCGGCGCAGCTCGGTGGACTTGTTGGACAGCACCAGCCACTCGTCTTTCACCTTCATGCCGTAGCGCTGCAGGATGGCGTCGGCCGTGATCTCGTTGATCTCGGCGAGGCCGGTCTCCTGGCCGCTGGCCGCACGCACCAGCTCGTACACCGTCAGCTCAATGCCGCCCTTCACGCGCACATGGGCCTCCATGAGCGCCGACAGCGCGCCGTGCGACTCGTCGGCGTCGTGGTCGTCGCGCAGCTCCTGCCAGTTGTAGCTGTCAAACATTTTGCGGGCCTGCTCGCGCGTGGCCACGCCCGTCGACACCAGGGACCAGGCCCCCGCCAGCAGGGCGCCGTACTGGTCGCCGTCGCGCTGGCTGCCGAACACCTCGGCGCCCACGGCTGAGAACACCTCGATGTTCTTGAGCGTGATCGGCAGCAGGTCAATGCAGCGGCGCAGCAGCCGCGCGCGCACGGTCGAATCCTCGCGACCGGTCAGCTGGTACATGGCCTCCTTCATCTTGGCCCAGTCGCTGCTCGCCCCGGGGTCGGCGGCCCGCCCGGACTTGAGCGTGAGCACGGTCAGGCGGTCGATGTCGGCCTTGTGCTTGAGCGCCACCTGGATGGATGCCAGGCAGAACATGCTGCGGATGTGATAGGTCATCCCGGAGCCGTCGGTGGTGCCCTTAAGGGTCTCGGCGTCGCTTTCGGTGGACGCCTGCCGGATCAGGCCCAGGATGGACTGCACGCGCTTGGCGTCGCCTTCCTCGTTCGATTCCGACTCATCCATGATGACCGGCCGGGCGTCGGCCCGCAGGCGCTGCCGGATCCCGGCCTCGGAGCTGTTGCCCTGCGCGAACACGTCGGTGCCCTTGAGCAGGCTGTGCCCGAACTTCGCCAGGCTGGATTTGCCCGAGCCGGCCCCGCCGGTCATCCAGATGTGCGGCCGCCAGGGTATGGCCCCGCACACCGGCGCCAGGGCGATCCAGCCGGCGAACAGCAGCGCGCTGCCGTCGATGCTCCAGCGGAACATCTTCATGACATCTATGAGGCGCTGGCCCTCCTCGTTGGTCAGCATGGTGTCGGCCGGCAGCTGCATCGACTTCGCCATCTCGTAGACGAAGTCGGACTCGATGCGCGTGACGGCGAAGCGCTCGCCTGCCACGGACAGGTGGCTGCCGTGGTGGTAGACCACCCGGCCCTCGTCGAGCCACGCGCCGCGTCCGCGCACCTTCTCGGTGTCGAAGATTCCCCGCTTCTCGGCCGTGCGGATGATGAACTCGGCCGCGGCCTTGGTGTCTATCTTGGCGCGGCCCTCGCCCGGGAAGTTGTGCTCCCACCAGTTCAGGGGCGCGAGCTCGATCAAGCCCACCTCGCCCATGTCGCCCTTGCTGATCTCGGCGATCTGGCTCTTGCCGTGCTGCAGGATGTAGTAGGTGTTCCGGTTGTAGCCCAGGATCCGGAAATGGCCGTTGGCCGCCGGCCCGAGCTCGTCGGGGCCGTCATCCACCGGTGGCGGTAGCGGGGCGGCCAGGTCCTCGTCGTCGGGTGGCCCATCTTCCCAGGGCAGCGGCCCCGAGGGCGGCGGCGCAGGGTGCAGCGCGGCCTCGACCGCGGCGCGCACGGCGTCGGCGCCGCTTCTAGCCAGCAGGTCATTGAAGTCCGTGGGCCGGCCCTCGGCATCGGGGGCGAACGGCGGCAGGGCCACGACGCCGCCCACCGCCTTCGCGGCCTCGCGCGCGCGGGTCAGCCCGGGGTTTTGCACCGGCTTCTCGGTCCACTGGTCGTTGTCGGCCAGGAACAGGAACAGGGCGTCAGGGAACCTGGCGCGCAGGGCCTTGGCCACCGGCAGGATGTTGGGCGCGTCGAACGCCACGATGCCGGCATGGTCCATGACCTCGTGCGCGGTGGCCACGGTCGCATAGCCCTCGCCGATCATGATCAGCATGCGCTGGCGGCCCTCGAACTCGATCTCGCGGGGCTTGCCGATGCTGTAGAAGTGCCCCTCCTTGAGGCCGTCCTTGAGGTAGTCCTTGTCGCGCGTGCCGCCGAACAGCTTGCCGGTGAAAATGGCCTGCATGCTGCGCACGTTCTTCTTCACGTCGCGGATGGGGATCAGCAGCGCCTGCTCGGAGATGGTGACGAACTCGCCATTCTCCCGGTCGATGATCTCCCACGCGCCCACCCGCAGGCCGTGCGACTTCACGCCTTTGCGCTGCAGATACGGGTGGTCCTGGCCTTCGCACGGCCGGGCCTGTTCCCACATGAAATTTGCGTGAGAAACTGCAGCGTCGTTCAGGCGGCGCTGCTCGGCCTCGCGCTCGATGCGCTGGCGCTCCATGCGCGCCTTGAACGCCTTGCGCTCGTCCAGCGTGAGGGGCTTTGTGTTCTTGGCCGTCCAGGTGAATTTGGCGTCGTTGCCGTACCGCTTGTTACAGCCGAAGGCGCCGGCCGGCTTACCATCGAGGTGCAGGATGTAGAAGCCGTTTCGGACCTGCTTCTTGTCGCCGTCGACGTGGATCCGGTGGAACTTGCCGTCAGCAATGATCTCGCCGGTGACGACGATGCCCTGCTCTGCCATCGCCTTGCGGAACTGATCGATGATGTCCGCTTCATGCGACATAGTTCCCCCGTGTCGCATGCGTAGTTGTTGTGCTCATTCCATTCCTGCTTCATGGCTGCTGAAAAAGGCGGGCGGCGTCAGCAGGAGACGCTTTTCAGCCCGGGGAGCTAACCCGGGCCTAGCCCTAAAACTGTCATGTCACGCGCGAGTCCCGGGAAGGACTCGCGTGCGAAGGTGTGAAGTCTGGTGATTATGCCGTCAGTCGATTCCTACAGGCATGCTCGCCATCAACCGGCGCGCGGCGGTCGATAGCTTGCGACTATTTCCTTTGCCGCCTCGGGGCTGTTGGCCACGCCAGCAATGCCGCCGGCCTTCAACACCTGCGCGATGAACTTCTTCTGGTCTTCGCTGGTGCGGCCGCCCGTGGTGCGCTTGGTCTCGATCGCCGTGTAGACGGCGACGCGGCCGCCCACCATGTCGGGCGTGATCAGCATGCTGGTCCAGCCGATCAGGTCGGGCGTGCCCACCACGGGCTCGCCGTTGGGCCGGGCGAAGCCCAGCGCGATCGGGCGCGCGGCCTGCAGGAGCACGGCGCCGGCGTCGAGCTTGCGCACGCCTGCGGGGCCCATGCCAGACAGCCAGGCGCGGCCGGTGTTGACCCGGAACAGGATGGTGGTGGCCGCCACCGCCACCCATACCAGGCGCTGGACTGAGCCCTCAGCCGCCATGGTTGACCCTGTAGGCGACGATGTCGGTCGGCAGACCAAAATGTACCCATCTGACTCGGTTAGCCATCAGCCCGTGCACTTCGATGCCGTTGCGCTGGCGAACATCCACGAGGACATCCGTTATGGGGTGTTCATACCCAGGGCCCCAATCCAGCCAGGGCTGCTCAGCCTTGGCCTGATCGACCGCGGCCGCGTCCTCGTCCATCATCTCCAGCTTGCGCTGCAGGGTGTCGATCGCCTCCTCGATGTCCTTGCGGGTCGGCTTGCCGCCGCCGCGCATGCCGGGAAGCATCAACTTCTTGATGGCGTGACCAATGGCATGGTCGGTGACGCCGAACAGGTCCAGGACGCGGTAGATGTCGAGCTCGCGAAGGTGGCCGACCCAGCGGAAGTAATGGGAGTGCTTGCGCATACTCATTTTCGATCAAAATGGGATGTCGTCGTCGATGGAACCTTGCGCAGGCGCAGGCGCAGGCGCAGGTGCACGGGCTGGCGCAGGCGCGCGCGCTGCGGGCGCGGCCGCGGGGGCTGCAGCGCCATCGGGCCGGCCGCCCAGCAGCTGGAAGTCCGCCACACGGATCTCGACCATCGATTTCTCGGCGCCGGACTGGTCGGTCCACTTGCGCTCGCTGTACTCGCCGGTCACGCGGATCTGCGTGCCCTTCTTGGCGTACTGCATCACCAGCTCGGCCGTTTTGCCGAAGGCGGCGCAGCGCACCCAGGTGGTTTGCTCGCGCATCTCGCCGCTGCCCTTGTCCCGCCACTTCTTGCCCACGGCGATCGAGAAGTTCGCGACCACGTCGCCATTCGGGAACGTCCGCTGCTCGGGGTCTCGGCCCAGGCGCCCCGTGAAATTGCATTGGTTCATGTCAGCCATGGTTCACTTTCAAAATGCGGGCTCTTGGCCCTGTTGGTTGGAATCTGGTCGCGCGACGGCGGCGCGCATGAAATCGCCGAAGCCCTGATCGTCGCCGGGGCGGTCGACAATGCCGGTCTTGTGCTGGGCCACGTGGCGGTCGAACCGATCGCGCAGCTCCTTGAGCGCCTTGGGCTTGTAGGCTTTGAGGTCCGACAGGTAGATGCCGAAGGTGTCCCAGGGCGTCTGCCCAGTCTTTTTGGCCCAGGCCTGCATGTCGAAGATCAGGGAGGTGCGCAGTGCGGCCTTCTCCTCGCGCGCCCTCACGATCGCCTCGGCCCGCTTGGGCGCGTAGCCCAGCTGCTGGACCATGTCCTCGACGGACTTCGCCGCAGCCTGAGCGCTGCGCTGGCGCGCGGCCTCCTGGATCCGCATCTTCTCCTGCATCTCGGGCGTGATCTGCTGCAGCTCGCCGTCCACCTGCGTGAGCTGGCGGGTCTTCACCGGGTACTCGAAGCCGCAGGTGGGGCACGTCGGCGCGGCCTCGTGGGTGGTGAAGCACTCAGGGCACTGCTTGATGTCGATCGGCGGCAGGTCCTCGGCCTCGTCCTTGGCCTTTTTTTTCTTCTTCTTGCGTCCGTCGAGGGACCAGCTGCGCTCCTGATTGGGCAGGCCGTGCTTGGGTCGGAAGTCGCCATCCAGCAGTGAGCCGACGTTGGCCACGTGGTCCAGCAGGTAGCACACGGTCTTGCCCGGGCTCGGCCGCATCACGCGACCCACCTGCTGCAGGAACAGCGCCTCGCTGGCCGTGGGGCGCAGCATGATGCAGCACTCCAGGTCCGGCAGGTCATAGCCCTCGCTGACCAGGTCGACCGTGCAGGCCCCGTGGATCTCGCCGCGGCGCAGCTTCTTGTTCACCGCGGTGCGCTCGGCGTCGCTCATGTGCGGCGCGCCCACCAGCAGCTCGAACCGGTAGCCAGCCTCGTTGAACTGGTCGGCCACGTGGCGCGCGTGGTCGATGCCGCTGCAGAACACGATGGCCCGGGCCCCGGGGCAAATCTTGGTGTAGTGCTCGACGGCGCTGCCGGTGATGCGCGGCTTGTCCACCCGGGCGGCCAGGTCCTGGAGGTTGTATTCGCCGTCCTTGTTGGTCTTGAGGTCGTCGATCTCGGGCACGATCGGGCTGGCGTAGACCTGCGGGTTGATCAGCATGCCGCGGCGGATCAGCTCCACCACGCTGGGGCCCAGCACCATGGACTTGAAGACGCCGCCGGCATGCTCGCCCAGGCCCTTGCCGTCGGTGCGCACCGGCGTGGCGGTCACGCCGAGCATGTGGGGCTTGCCCAGCTGCTCGTAGACGCGACCCCACTTGTTGCCGGCCACCACGTGGTGGGCCTCGTCGAAGATCAGCAGGCCGAACTTGTAGGCCTTCTTTTTCAGGCGCTGCAGCAGGGTGTCGACGCTGGCCACCTGCACCAGGGCGTGCGGATTGGGCGTGAAGTCGGGGCTGATCAGCCCGTGCTGGATGCCGAGCGCCGTGAGCGACGCCGAGGCCTGCAGCAGCAGCTCCTTGCGGTGCACGATGATGCAGACCGATCGGCCTTTGTCGGCCGCGCTGCTGGCGATGTAGCTGAACGTGAAGGTTTTGCCGCCGCCGGTGGGCAGCACAAACAGAACGGGCGTGTTGCCCTGGCGGAACTCCAGGCGGATCTCGCCAACGGCGGTCTGCTGATAATCTCTGAGGGAAATATTGCTGCTCATGCGACGTCCTTGAAGGTCCGCCGTGTGCGCGCAGCCCAGACTGTAGAGGGTGTAACACCAAGGTCTTTGGCCAAGACGGCGCTGGAGGTGCTGCAAGCCCGTATCTCAAGGACCTGCGCGTCTGTCAGCTTCGCGACTTGGTGAAGCTCGCTGCTGCACCAGGTTGCCTCGGGGAGCACGACGCGACCTTTCCGGGATGCGTCCTGCATGTTCTCGGCACGCGTGCCAACAAACAGGTGCTCAGGATTGACGCACAGGCGCACGTCACAGTGATGGCACACATGCAGCCCCGCAGGGATTGGGCCTACAAGTAATCGCCACGCTGCGCGGTGCGCGTATTCAACCTCTCCGCTCGTAATGCCAAAGCGCCCGTACCCGGTGGTCGGCTGATGTGCTGCGGTCCAAATCCAGCACCCGGCGATGGGGATCATCGCCACCTTGGCCATGAATCGATCGATCGTTTTCGTCATGTAAAACGCGGCATCAACAAGCCGTCCGCGCCCTAAAAAAGATTGTTGTTACTTTGCGACAGCAGCAGCGCCGGCACGGTGGCGGTCGACGATTTCTTCCATCTTTGTGACCATCTGCACCGTCTTGGGCACGCTTCGCTTCCAGCGGTCGGGCGTGGCCCGGCTGAACCCGGCTTCCTTGCAGATGCTGGTGAAATTCAGCCCGATTGCTTTCGCGTCGGCCTCAATCTTCTCAAGGCGGCGCTTGAACAGCGCTTCAAAACTCTCCTGGGTGGACATGGGTAGCCTTTGATCAAATAACGGTAGTTCGTCGGAGTGTACCGTATTCGAGCAATGCCGCCAAAGTTTTGGGATGATCTTTTGTGATCACGAGTGATGTCCGCGGAGCATCTTGTGACTTACTCATTAAAAACTAGACAAGCCGGGTGCGGTTACTTGCGGCTTGATCATTTTTGAATCAGAATTCAGCCCATCAGCACATTTCAACCCACAAGGAGTTACATGCCACAAGCCCCGCAATACTTGATACCCGACGAGGACGGCGTGCTCGCGCCGCACCCGCTCGGGCTGGTCGACTGCACGAACGAGCAGTACCACTCGGGCCCCGGGATCTCGAAAAGCCACCTGGACCAGATCGCCACCGGCAGCCTGCGCCACTACTGGCACAAATACCTGAACCCGAACCGCGAGCCCGAGGAGCCCACACCCGCCAAGGTGCTGGGCAGCGGCATCCACTCGGCCATCCTGGAGCCGGACCTGTTCCTCACGCAGTTTGTGGGCAACCCCGGGATCGAGCGCCGCAGCAACGCGGGCAAGGCCGAGTACGCTGCTTTCCTGGCCGAGAACGCCGGCAAAACCATCCTCACCGACGAGCAGATGCAGACGGCGCTGGCCGTGCGCGACGCCGTGCACCGGCACCCCGTGGCGTCAGGCCTGCTGCAAAACGGGAAGTCGGAGCAGTCGTTCTACGCGATCGACGAGGAGACCGGCGAGCTGATCAAGTGCCGGATCGACTGGCTGCCAGACAGCGGGGCGATGATCATCGACGTGAAGACCACCGAGGACGCCAGCCCCGAGGGCTTTGGCAAGTCGGCGGCCAACTACCGCTACCCGCTGCAGACCGCGTGGTACCACGATGTGCTGGACGCGGCCGTGGGCGAGCATCCGCCGCACTGGGTGTTCCTGGCGGTTGAGAAGACCCCGCCCTACGCCGTGGGCATCTACTTCACGGACCCGGTCGACGTGCAGCGCGCCCGCGTGGCCGGCCGCCGCGACTTCATGCGCCTGGTGGAGGCCAAGCGCGCCAACCACTGGCCCGACTGGGGCATGGAAGCTCTGCCGCTGCAGCTGCCGTCCTGGTGGCGCCCATGAGGCTGCACCCGTTCATCTGGGCGAGCATCGTCTCCCTGCTGCTCTGGATCCCGATCATCTACGCCGCGCGCCGCGTCGCGCTGGCACTCATCTCGGATTGACCATGTCAACTTCAAACTTCATCGGCGGCCACGAGCGCATCGCCTACACCATTGAGCACCGCGGCAGCTGCGTGCTGATCACCGGCGCCGTGCCGCTCGGGGCCATGGGCGCTCTGTGCCAGCTCGCGCCAAAAAACGCCGTCATGGACGCCGACGCAGCCACCGTGCTGGGCGTCACCTTCGCGATCGGACTGGCCGACGATCTGCGGGCCCTGCGCGCCGCGGCGACGCCGTCCTACGAGCGGACCATCCGCCAGCAGCAGCCCAGGCTGTCAGAGGCCGCTATCGCCTGGCTGGCCAAAGGCGAGCGGGGCATGAGCAGCGAGGCGATGTTCGAGCGCCTGACGGGCGAGAAGTGCACCCGGGAAAGCCCGTCGCGCGACGCCCGAACCGCTCACCCCTACGACCCGGATGACCTGCGCCGGTGCCGCCTGCTGCTGGAGTGGGTGCCCGAGCTGCAGCCGCTGCTGCCGAGCATGGCCAAGGTGTCGCCCGCGTGGGCCGGCCTGGTCGAGGCGTGGGATGACATCTGCGCCACCATGGATGCCGAGTGCCCGGACTGGCGCAACCCAAGGCGCGGCAGCAGCGCACCCAAGACCTATCAACTCATCAAACAGGCCATCGGCCGCTAACCAATGACTCAAGAAACCCAACTCACCGGCGCGGTGATCGCCAACGCGAGCGCCATCGATCGGAACGCGACCGACTACTACCCCACGCCGGAGAATGTCACCCTGGCCCTGGCCAACCGCCTGCAACTCAAAGGTGTGACGGTCTGGGAGCCCGCCTGCGGTGCTGGGCACATGGCCCGCGCGCTGCAGCAGTGCGGCGCCCACGTTGTGGCCAGCGAGCTCCACCACCAGGGTTACGGCATCGGCGGCGTGGACTTTCTGTCGGCAGACCCGCCGGCAGATTGCGAATGGATCATCACCAATCCGCCATTCCGGCTGGCCGAGCAGTTCATTGAACGCTGCATTCAGCACAAAAAGAACTTCGCCATGCTGCTCAAGAGCCAATACTGGCACAGCGCACGCCGGCGGGAGCTTTTTGAGAGCCACCGCCCATCCTGCGTGCTCCCCCTCACGTGGCGCCCAGATTTTCACTTCGGCTCAAAAGGCGGAAGCCCGACCATGGATGTCGCATGGACGGTCTGGCGCAGCGAGCCCAGCAACGTGACCGAATACCAACCACTTCAACGCCCGTAACCACCATGCAAATCACCCACATCTCCATCAAGAACATCCTTGGCATCGCCGAGCTCGAACTGAGCCCCGAGGGCTTCACCGAGATCAGCGGGCCCAATGGCGCCGGCAAGACCTCGGTGCTGGAGGCCATCAAGTCGGTGCTCGAAACGGGCCACGACGCCACCCTGCTGCGCAAGGGCGCCGAGGTGGGCGAGACCGTGCTGGTGCTGGATGACGGCACCGAGCTGAGCAAGCGCGTGACCGCCAGCGGCAGCACCACCAGCGTGCGACGTGACGGCAAGAAGACCGCCCGCCCGGCCGAGGCCATCAAGGCGCTGACCGACATGCTGTCGGTGAACCCCATCGACTTCCTGCGCGCGCCGAAGAAGGACCGCGTGCGCGTGCTGCTGGAGTCCATGCCGATCGAGGTCGACGCCCAGCACCTGTCCGAGCTGGCCGGCGTCGAGGTGAAGCCCCAGCCAGGCGTGCATGCCCTGCACGTCATCCAGCAGGTGCACACGCAGGTGTACGACGCCCGCACCGGCACGAACCGCGCCGTGAAGGAGAAGACGGCCACGATCAGCCAGCTTGAGGCCGCAGTACCGCCGCTGCCCGAGGGCGTGGCCGGCGACGAGGGCGAACTGGAGCAGCAGCTGCTGGCCGCCACGGAGGCCCGAGACACCACTCTGGGCAAGATCACCGCCAAGCTGGACGGGCTCAAGACGAAGGCACAGGCCGACATCGACGCCGTGCGCGCAGAGACGCAGCGCCTGATCGACGAGGCGAAGGCCGCAGGCCAGGCAAAGGTCGACGCCATCAATGCCGAGCTGGCCGAGCAGGCAGGCAAGGCCGCTGCAGCGCGCGAGAAGGCGCACGCGACGCACACGGCGGCCGTGACCCCGATCAACACGCAGCTGCAGGTCATCCGCAACGACCGCGAGGCCGCCGGCCGCCGCAACCAGACGCTGGACACGATCGCCGCGCTCAGCACCGAGCTGGCGTCGCTGACGGCCGAGGCTGAGCGCCAGAGCAAGGCCCTGGCCGACATCGAAGCCTACAAGGCCGAGCTGCTCGCAGGACTGCCCATCCCGGGCGTGGAGGTGATCGACGGCGAGATTTACCGCGACGGCGTGCAGTTCGACCGCCTCAACACCGCTCAGCAGGTCGGAATCGCGGTGGAGGTGGCCAAGCTGCGCGCCGCAGACCTCGGCATCGTGTGCGTGGACCGCATCGAGTGCCTGGACGCCGAGTCCATGGAGGAATTCCGCCGCGGCGCGCTGGAGTCGGGCCTGCAGATGTTTGTGACCCGCGTCACCGACGAAGAATTCCAAATCGAAACCGGAAACGAATAGTCAAAATCAATCGGGTCGCCCTGATTTACTCAAATACAATCAACCACCCATCACCGGAACTACCATGAAACCTTTTATCCAAATCGCTCTGACCACCGGCCACGTTTACGAGGTTGCTACAGAAGTCATAGCGCAGAACCGGGCGAAGGCCATGCTCGAACTGCACAAGGACGAGTTCGCGAATATTGAGGAGGCCCTGGCCGATACGCGCGAGCTGTTCGACGACGGCTACGAGGTCAGCGACTGGGCCAAAAACAACATGAACCCGTCGGATTACTTGCCCACGGCGCGCCTGGTGCGGTTCACGCCGCCCGAGCAGGACTTTGTGAACAGCGCCGAATGGACCCACCACGACCACGCCGCCCTGGTGGGCGAGCTGGACGGCGAGCAGGTCATGCGCCAGCCCGTCGAGGCCGTGATGACCGCCATGGGTGCATCCGGTCAGATCGCCAACGTCGCAGTGATGCACGGGGCCGACAGAAAGGCCTTCGGAGCCATTGCGGTGTTCCTGGGCCCGGATCCCGTGGTCGGCTCCTTCATCCAGGCCATCGAGTTCACCGCCAACCACCTCACCGGCGGCGCGCCCGCCGCGCCGAAGCACTGATCCCACCACCCTGAAAGATCGAAAATGAGTGAAAACCTTCCAGCTGTCCAAGAGCAGCAACATCCGTTCGGCCGCATGATGGCGGCCGGTACCGGCCTCAACGCCGGCTCCGTGGCGATCGAGCAGGAGCGCGCGATCGCCGAGGCGCAGGGCAAGCTGATCATCGCGCGCCGCTTCCCCCGCTCCATGGTGGAGGCCCGCCAGGAGTTCATGGAGGCCTGCGCGGATCCCGAGTTCGCGGCGACGGCCTTCTATGCCGTGAAGAACCGCGGCAACGGCCCGAGCATCCGCTTCGCCGAGGAGATCGCGCGCTGCTACGGCCACATGGACTATGGCCACCGCGAGCTGTCGCGCAGCGAGGGCAAGAGCGAGGTCGAGGTCTACGCATGGGACATGCAGCGCAACAACTTCTCGCGCCGCCAGATCACCGTCGAGCACGTGCTGGACACTACGGACGGCCCGCGCAAGCTGCGCAACCAGGGTGACATCGACAACCGCATCGCCAACATCGCCAGCAAGCAGGTGCGCAGCCGCATCCTGGCCCTGATGCCCAAGGCGCTGGTGGCCGCCGGCGTTGCCCGCTGCAAGCTCACGATCGCCGGCGGCGGTGAAAAGCCGCTGAGCGAGCGCATTGCCGCCATGGTGGCCGCATTCAGCAAGTACGGCGTGACCGTGGCGCACCTGACCGCCTACCTGGAGCACAGCGTCGACCACACCACGGTAGACGAGCTGGCCGACCTGATGGGCATCTTCAACGCCCTCCGGGACGGAGCCAAGCCCAGCGAGTATTTCCCGCTCGGTGACGCCGCCGCCAGCGACGCCAACGCCAGCGCGGCGGCTGCGATCGCCGCACAGGCGCAGGCCAAGGCCGCAACGCCAGCACCTGCAGCACCTGCGCCGGCAGCCCGCACGCGCGCGGCCGCCGCCAGCAAATCTGCACAAGCAGAAGGCAATGCGGTGAAAGAGCAGGCAGCCGAATCCGCTCAGAAACCTGCCCAGCAGCAAGCGGAACCGGAGCAGCAACCGGCCGCAAAAGAACCTGCACCAGCACCAGCCGCGGACGCTCCTGCAGCGCCCCCCGCCGCGGCTCCCGCTGGCGATTCCGACGACGTGTTCTAGCCATAGGAGGGGTCGCTGACCCGCAAGTACCTCACACCAGCCGAGGTTTCCGACCGCTACAGCGGTCGAGTTTCGGTCCGCACGCTGGCCAACTGGAGGTGGGCCGGCAGCGGCCCGAAGTTCACCAGGATCGGCGGCCGCATCCTGTACGACCTCAATGAGCTCGTGCAGTGGGAAAACAAGAGAACGGTCGAGCACACCAGCGAGTACCGGAAGTAATGAGGCGGCGGGCCGGGCCCGCCGTTTCGATTCAAGGGGATTATTTTGGAACAGACCCGCCTGGGCTCTTTGATCGAGTCCTGCATCAACACTGGCATTGGTTTCGTGGTCAGCATTGCGCTGGCGATGCTGGTCTATCCGCTGTTCGGAGCCAGTTTCACTTTCGCCCAGAATTTTTGGATCACCGTCATTTTTACGGTGGCTAGTGTGGGCCGCAGCTACGCAGTGCGCCGCTGGGCGAATGCTCGCATCCGACGCGCGGCCCAGCGCATGGCCGCATCGGTGTCGTGACCACATCGAAAGAACGTATGGAATGGTCACCACAGCAAGCAGCTGCACTCCTCAAAATCAAGCGCTGGGCCCAGCAGCGCGGCGGCCCGCAGGTCATGCGGGTGTTCGGCTTCGCGGGCACTGGCAAAACCACCATGGCGAAGGAAATCGCCTCTGGTATCGAGGGCGACGTCCTGTTCATGACGTTCACTGGCAAAGCCAGTCTGGTGCTGCGCAAGAAGGGCTGTGCGGGCGCGAGCACCATCCACAGCATGATCTACAAGCCGGAGGAGGACGAGCTCACCGGTCACACCGAGTTCAAGATCAACCGCGACAGCCCGGTGCACGGCGCTGCCCTGGTGGTGGTCGACGAGGTCTCTATGGTGGGGCCGGACATCGGCGAGGACCTGCTGAGCTTCGGCACCAAGGTGCTGGTGCTGGGCGACCCGTTCCAGCTGCCGCCGATCAGCGGCGAGGGGTTCTTCACCGCCCAGCAGCCAGACATCATGCTCACCGAGATCCACCGCCAGGCGGCCGACAACCCGATCATCCGCATGTCCATGGACATCCGGGAGGGCCGCAAGCTGGCCGCGGGCCGCTACGGCGACAGCGTCGTCGTGCAGCGGGACCAGGTCAGCAAGGAGGAGCTGCGCGCCATGGTGCTGGAGGCGGACCAGATGCTGTGCGGCCGCAACAACACCCGCCAGACGTTCAACCGCCGCGTGCGGCAGATCAAGGGCATCGCCGACGAGCAGCAGCCGTGGATCCCAATGGTGGGCGATCGGCTGGTTTGCCTCAAGAACAACCGCACCAAGGGCCTGCTCAACGGTGGGCTCTGGAACATCAACAAGATCGGCGTGCAGGGCCAGGCGTTCGCCATGCAGGTGGGCTCGCTCGATGATCCAGAGACCATCATCCCCGTCGACGTGCTGACGCCGTTCCCATATTTCCGCGGCACCGAGAAGGAGGAGTTGGACTGGCGCGAGCGCAAGCGCGCCGACGAGTTCACGTTCGGCTACGTGCTGACGGTGCACAAGAGCCAGGGCTCGGCCTGGGACAGGGTGCTTGTGTTCGACGAGAGTTCGGTGTTCCGGGAGAACGCTGGGAACCATCTCTATACAGCCGTCACGCGCGCGGCTGAGCAGGTCACGGTGGTGCTGCAATGAAGGCCACACGAGGAATTCGCGCCGCCGCAGCAGCAGCGGGGCAAAACCGATACTTCACCGGCGTTCCTTGCCCCAACGGCCATATAGCCGACCGCTTCACCAAGGGCGGGCAGTGCGTCGAGTGCAACCGTGCGCGTGCGTTGAGCTGGCAGCGCGCCAACCCCGAGAAGCTGAGGGATCGGTGGGTCCGGTACCACGCTGAAAACCGCGACTCCATTTGCGCACAGAAGCGGGCACGCGAGGACGAAAACCGTCCTGCGACGAGGGCTCGAAAGAGCGCCTACATGCGTGCAAATCGCGGCAAAATCGACAGAAAACTGGGCAAGTACACGCCGGCATGCCTGACCCCACAAGACTTCAAGGCCATCGATGCGATCTACGCTCTTGCTCGCGAGCGGTCCAAGCACGGCGAGCCGCATGAAGTCGACCACATCATCCCTCTCAAGGGCGTCGGTGTGTGCGGCCTCCATGTCCCATGGAATCTCCAAGTCTTGACGCAATTTGAGAACCGATCGAAGGGCAACCGCTATGTTGGGTAGTCGGCCTAACGAAAAGCTCATCACGCTCACGGATGGGCGAGAGGTGTCCAGCTACAGCGAAGAATACAGATACGAGTGCGAGCTGCGCTGGTTCTTGGAGGCCAAGCCCACGCGCAGCGCGAAGCACCTGTACCTCTACGGCGTCGAGGACCGCGCGCAGCTGTTCGACCCGCATCCGGACACCGGGCAGCCGACCCTGTCCGAGGATTACCGCAAGCGCTGGGCGCCAGGGCAGCGCCCCCTGATGGCATCCCGCAGCCTTGAAGCCGCCGACCGGCTCCTGGCCGACGCCCGCAAACTTTACGACCTGAAAAAATGACCCGACTACCCTACGTCGCTGCACCCCCTGGCGAGCTGTATTGGCGCTACGAGAAGTGCCCCCACCCGGGCGCCAAGGTGCTGCTGCTCACCATCGGCCGCACGTGCACGATCGGCCACTGGCAGGGCCTCTATGGCTTTGCGTTCGTGGCCTGGTGCCCGCTGCCGAAGGATGGCGCGCCGCCGCCACGGATCCAGGACGCACCGCTGCTGGTGCGCCTGCGCTTCGCCTTCCACCTGATTTTCAACCCCAGCTCGATCTGAGCGCCACAAAGGAGAACCATGCAAGTCCGCGTCAAACAACTGTCACCCCAGGCGATCAAGCCCACCTACGCCCACAACGGCGATGCGTGCTTCGACATCTACGCCATGGGCGACCTGGAGAAGCCCGCAGAGATCCGGCCGGGCACGTCGGTGCACATCCCCACCGGCCTGTCCTTCGAGGTGCCCATGGGCCATGTGATGCTGATTTTCAGCCGCTCGGGCCACGGCTTCAAGAACGAGGTGCGCCTATCGAACTGCGTGGGCGTGATCGACGCCGGCTACCGCGGCGAGGTGCAGGTAGCCATCCGCAACGATGGCCGCGCCCGCTTCAAGGTGGCCCACGGCGATCGCATCGCCCAGGCCATGATCATCCAGCGCCCGGCGGTGGAGCTGGTCCCGGTCGACGAGCTGAGCGACTCGTCGCGCGGCACGGGCGGTCTCGGCAGCACGGGGGCGTGATCGTGGCCAACATCCTTGTTCGCCCCCACGAGATGATGGCCGCCATGGACTCGCCCGAGGCCAGCGCCAAGTACATCCACGAGCTGGCATCGAGCCTGGTGGCCACGGCCGAGAAGATGGGCGTCAGCCTGCGCATCGATCGCGTGCCGCTGCAGCCGCTGGCCACGGGCAACGCAGGGCACCGCGTCGAGGCCTGGCCAGCGCGACACCAGCCGACGCCACCAGATGGTGGCTGAGCATGGCAGTCTACGTCGATGACATGCGGGCCCCCTTCGGGCGCATGATCATGTGCCACATGCTGGCCGACTCCGACGACGAGCTCCACGCCATGGCCGACCGAATCGGCGTGGCGCGGCGCTGGCACCAAAAAGCCGGCACCTACCAGAGCCACTACGACATTGCTTTGAGCAAAAGATCGCTGGCCGTGGCCCACGGAGCCCTCGAAATCGACCGCCAGGGCGTCGCAAACCTCCTGCGAACGAAGCGACTCGCGGCTTCGGCCGGGCCCAAAGCCTGAGCCCGACCTGCGCCCGGGGCCCGAAAGCCCGGGCGCAGCCCAGGCCTTGACCCGGGCGTGATGGCCATGCAACTTGTTGCGCTGTAAGGGGAATTTGCGGGGTGCGGTGGAGCGGGTACCGGGAATCGAACCCGGGTAATCAGCTTGGAAGTCTTTAATCAGGGTTTTCCCGCGTTGTCACTCATGATCATTTTTGATCATATAATCAACGCACTAACCCCATGTCTTCCACCACCACAGGACCGTAAATTTCACTGCCCGTCACGCGATTCTGCGCCCGAAAACGGCGCTCGGGCGCAGGGCGGCAACCAGCCCCATGGGGCGCAGTGTCAACGGAACCACAATGCCCAAGATCACCAAGCAAGCCATCGAGGCGATCAAGCCCACCGACAAAGACCAGTGGCTCTGGGACACCGAGCTGCAGGGCTTCGGCGTCCGGATCCAGCCCAGCGGGCGCATGACCTACGTGATGCGGTACCGGACCCGCGACGCCGCGCGCGTGCAGCGCAAGGTCACCATCTGCCGCTGCAGCGACGCGCCGCCCGCCAAGGCCCGCGACCTGGCCCGCGAGCTGTTCCTGCAGGTGGCGGGCGGGGGCGACCCGGCAGCCGAGCGGCGCCCCGAGCGCGTCGACGCCAGCGGCCCCACCCTGGAGGCCATGTTCAAGGCGCGCGTGGCCGCCATGCGGGCCCGCGGCCGCGCCAACGCGGGCGAGGTCGAGCGCGTGCTGCTGCTGGCCAAGTACAACGCGGCCGACACCCTCGGGCGCAACCGGGCCCCTGGCAGCATCACGCCCGACGAGGTGGTGCGGTTCGTGTCGAAATACTTCGCCGAGGGGCACCGTGGCGCAGCCGACAAGGCGCGCGGCTACCTCGCCGCCACGTTCGAGTGGGCCATCAAGTCCGCCAACGACTACACCGTGGCCAACCGCCAGGACTGGGGCGTGAAGACCAACCCGGCCGCGGCCGTAGCGAAGGACCACGGCGCCATCAAGGTGCGCGACCGCAACCTCGATGCCAAGCAGCTGCGCGTCGTCTGGGAGGCCTGCCACGACGGCAACGGCGGGTTCACCGAGGGCGTGGAGGCCTGCCTCAAGACCATGATCGCCTGCGGGCAGCGCGTGCAGGAGACCCTGCGCATGTGCGGCAGCGAGGTCGACCTGGAGGCAGCCGTGTGGCGCATGCCGGCCGAGAAGACCAAGGGCAAGAAGCGCCCCCACACC